TAAAGATTTTCCGAGGACCAGCAGCGTGGTTGGGCGCCTGGCTGTTTGATGGAAACCCTCTTGTGCGCTTTGATCCCATCGAAACCACCCCCACTGGTGGCAAATTTGTTAGGTTCCGTATTCATACGGCCGAACAAACGATGATTACTACTGCCCGCCCTAATTTGCACCTGTCGTGCACTATTAAGGCGGTTGATGACGATGCAGTCGCGACTGCTGCTCGCCTTGGTACCACCAACCTTATGTTGCCCACAACCGCTAGTTGGTTGGGTAAGGACCAAAGGCCTGCCGCAGCCGTCCTAACTGAATATCATCGCAGTACAATTGGATCAAAACTGCCAACGGTTTACCCCGTCAAGCAGGGCATTCGAGCGTACCAGTACGAGACGTCGTCTTTTGATCAAGACGCAAAACCCAAACTGGAAGCTTTTATGTCACCGCTCGTTCATGAGGCTTTTGCCCCTGTGAACAATGCAGCATCGGAAAGGCGCTGTGTCAAGGGCCGGATCAATGATCTTAAGACCAAAGAACCGGCCCCTTGCGCCTTCCGAGACCAATGCCTAGAGGAATTCGTAGACCTCGTAAGCCAAGGATTGGTTTTAGAACCTGTCAACTACGAAGAGGTTGCTGAAAAACAGACTCGTTCCGCTCAGAAGCTGTCGCTTTTGAAGGCGGTCGTTTCCGGACCACATTTATTGGACGTGTTAAAGTGCTTTGTTAAGTCAGAGCCGTATGCCAAATTGTCTGACCCTAGAAATATTTCTACGTATAATGATTCGTATAAATTATCTATGTCGACTTACGCTATGGCGCTTTCGAAAGCAATGAAACGTTTCCAATGGTATGCTCCCGGAATGACGCCTATCGAAGTCGCCACGCGGGTAGCTGAAATTTGCACCCATGCCCAATTCGTTAACGTATCGGATTATACGCGCATGGATGGCACAGTCAGCTACTGGCTGCGACTTGTAGACCGCGGTGTTTTTATGAAGACGTTCAAAGATCACCGAGCGGTTTTGAATGAACTGTTAAAACGCAACTGTGATAACAAAGGATATCTTCCTTTCGGTACCACATTTGACCAGGGATCCTCACATGGATCAGGCTGCCCAACCACCAGCCTTTCGCAAACTCTCCGCGCAGCCTTTTGCGCATACCTTGCTTTCAGACACACCAAGAAGTCCGACGGAATGTACTACAGCCCTAAAGAAGCTTTCGATGGGCTCGGGATACACTCAGGTGACGACGGTCTCGATGGTGACCTGCCCGTATCTTCTCACGAGTGGGCTGCGAGCAAGGTGGGACTTAGATTGGAGGCGAGCACCGTTAGCCGTGGGTATCCGGGAGTCAACTTTTTGGCACGCTACTATTCAGAAGAGGTCTGGTATGGACGTCTTGATAGTATGTGTGATGTCAAAAGACAGCTCTCGAAATACCATGTTACGTCTCGCTTACCTGACAGCATCCTCGCTGAATACAAACTCGTCGAGAAAAGTATGGGTTACGTGGCAACAGATGGTAACACACCCGTTGTGGGACCCTTATGTAAACGCGTGCTTATGCTGTCGGACTATCGACCAAAAACACCACTCGGAGTTAATAATTGGTGGTCCAAGTTTGACGAGTCCGTCCAATTCCCCAACAGCAATGCTGATGGCTGGATGGACGTGGAATTTGATCGCCAGTTCCCAGAATTCGATCATCGAATCTTTGGAGACTGGTTGGTTAAAACCCGGACTGCAACGCAGATTCTTGAAGCTCCGCTCTGTGCAGAGCCGAAACGACCTGCTCCAGCACCCGTCGATGTATCCGTTGACGATGATGTCATTCTGGCTAAACCGCTTGCTGTTGAACCAGAAACTCCAAAAGAGACCCCTAAGCAAGCGCGAGAGAGACGCCCACAGAAAACGGAAAAATCCGAGTTTTGTGGACGAGGTAAACACGTAAAACAGAGGAAAGAATCCCGTGTTTTCCCTGGTCGTAAGACCTAAATAACTCCATGAGAAGGAAAACTCATTGAAAAACCCCT